TTTATTTCTAAAGTTTCTTTTCCATGTAAAGGACTTCCTGGTTTGTAGAATTTTCCTTTTGATGGAAGCTCTACAAAAAGAGTTGGAGCGGCAAAGGCCAAGTCTAATTTTGACTTTAGCCCGCCGCCTGCAACTACATTCGTAGAGACTGGATCTTCAGCTGCTAATTGCAGTCTGCGTTCATTGTCTCTATCATTCATTTATCACCTCTATATTTTATAATATATTTCATGGAGCTGGAGGAGGATTACCTGCTGGTGGCGCACCGCCAGGACCAAATCCATTAATTGTTGTGCCGGCGCCTTGTGCTTTAAATTGCGCCCAATCATATCTTACTTGAATAGTAACAGTTAATATATCTTCTGAACCATAATCAAGAGCATCTGGTTTAAATGATTCTAACCAACCATTTTGAAGTTCCCACTCTTCAGCTACGTCTGAATCGGCATTTAATACTCTTATATATACAGTTCCAAGAGCTGAAGGGCCAGTCGCCTTTCCTTTGCCTATAGTTTGTACCGCACCTTGTTGTGCGATAAGGCCACTTAAACCAGAATTAGCAAATACCTTTAATAATTTTTCATTTGTATCAATAGCGGGATTGGCGCCTTTTTTTTGAATATCAACAAGTTTGATACTAAGAGGATTTGGGTCCCAAGTTACACGACCTGGATGATAATATGTTTTATCAAAATATTTATGTTCACTTGCTCCGACTTTTACACCGGGGCGATCACATGTTTGTGCGAGAAATTGAAAGTCGGCTAATTCGGCACCAGTAAAAGTAACCAAATATTTAAATTTACGTTTTGGTTCTAATGTAGCATCTGTCCATATTAAGCTCATTTTATAAATCCTCTTTTATAAGTTATATTAGTATATATATCACTCGTCAAAACTTGCACCAGTATTTGTTATGATGAAGTCAATTGCGATAAATTCAATAGCACGCGCAGGCTTGATATAAACTTTAGCATACATTATATTGCGATCAACTAAATCTGGTGTTGTTGTTGTTCCATCAAGAACTACCTTATAATCGCTTAAGCCAAATCTTGCTTTTGTATCTGCCATTAATGGATTGACTTGTGCAAGGAAACGATCCCATGTAACTTGTAAGTTTGGATCAAATAGGATGCCTCTTGAAATCTTGGCAATTCTGTCTTTGAGGTAGATTGCAAGACGACGAACGTTTATACGGTCAAGAGCACTTGCTGTTGCTTGTAGTGTCTTCTGACCGAAGATTACAATACCTTCGCTTGGGAATGAAGCAATTGGATTAACATTTACTTCATATAAGGCATCACGCTGTTTGAGTGATAATCTTTCACGAACATCAAGAACAGTTAAGCCCGATGAACCGTTACTTAGACCACCGCGATTAAATCCAGCTGGAGCAAACCATACAGCGGTTGATTCTTGGCTGCTTGCCATTGTTCCGAGAGCGACAACACTTGGTGGAATCCATAGTGGAATACCGCCGCCTGCATCAATTGATACCCATGGATAATAAGCACAACCAAAACTATTATTTAATGATCTTGATTTAATCATTGTAACAGCAGTATTAACATTACCAAGTCTTGAACGCTCTGCTGTAGCAGCTTCTGTTGATGGCTGATAACCACCTTCAATATCAACTATAGCAAGAACATCGTTTCTTGTTTTAGCAGTTTCTAATAGTTTGTTAGTAACTGTGGTATTTGTTACGCCAGGAATTGTTACAAGATTCATTTCAACGACTTCTGGATCTGAAACCATATCAATTGCTTTTTGAGCACTGTATAGAGCATAACTATCTCTTGGTTCTGATGTTAGTCCGAGAACACGATTTGCGAATGGCTCTTTTTCTTTAACATTTAGACCATCAAACCCGCCAAATACTGGCATGACAAATTTATCAACACCTTTATCGAGCAGACTCTTATATGAACTGCTGGCTGCAGTTATTGAAGTTCCACCAACACGACTATCTTTCTGCCAGAAGAATTTACCAACAGCACTTGGAACTTCTCTAACATCATCAAGTGTAAAGATTGTTGAATATTCTGTTAATGAACCGGTTGGAACGAAAGTATCTAAGTTAAATGGTTTAACTCTGACTAAGTCAACATATTCTTCATTAAATTGAGCGCGAGTTCCAACGTTGCTAACAACACCGAAGTATGTATCACGATCATTTAATACACCAGCTTCACTGCTTGAAACTCTCATCTTTAATTCCGGGAAGAGTATTGAAGCAGTTAATGCAGCTATACCAGTAACATCAACTGAACCAACTGTACCCGCTGGAGCAAGTGGAATTTGCGATACTGCTTTAAGTAAATCTGTGCCAGTTGCAGCTGAACCACTTAATAGTGTTAGTGCTTTGTACTTAACTGGCCCAAGGAAGCCGAATGGTAGTGATTCTGGATCAATACCACCTTCTTCAACAAGTGAGTTCATTTCAACACGAACAAGTTTTGAAACGTTATCATAGTTTCCAAAAATTTTGTGTCTCTTTTCACCAGTCACTGTATCGTCTGTCCATTCAAGATATTTATCACCAATTCTCTTGGCAACATAATTTTCTGAATTTGGATTTAGATTGCAGTTTGTAAATACTTCTAATACTGCTGGTTGAACATCATTATCGTCTGTTTTACGAATTTCTACAGTAAATGAACCATATTTTTCAAATGGAGTTGGTGAGTATTTGATGTCTTTTATTGCAACTTTTAATGAACGCTGTGTCCAATCACCAGAGCCTTCGCCACCAAGGGAAACAAATCTAAATAGTTTAGACATGTTTTGTGGGTTAAATGAACCAGTTACAGTGCTGAGATCCTGTGAGAATACCCAGCCTGTTTTTGCTGCTTGAGCTACAAGTTGGAAATCAGAAAGGTCAGCAGTTGTGCTCTTTAGACCTGCTATAAACGCATAAGCATTACCAGCAACAACGTTATCATTGAGGAAATCTGTGAATGTTTCACCAAGCCAATACTTTTCAACGTTATCTACTGATGTAATTGCTGTATTTACTAATGTTGGATTTGTATTGAATACTTTGCGGATATATTTATCTGAGGTCTTATCAAAATTAAATGATGTATCTAATAGTGGAGCTGCATCATTTACATTGTTTGTTCCGACAACTTTCATTCTAAATTCAAAATTATTTCCAATTGATTTAACAAAGGTTGCTGAACCGGTTGTCATTGTTCCTGCAGGATTTTGTCCCACAAGAGCCAGACCCGCGCCGCTATTAACATAGAATATTGCTGCTAATGTGCCGGTAACTTGTGGATTTGAACTTGATGGAACAACGAATAAACCATATGCACCGCCGCCACTTGCAGTTACTGTAGTTGCAATACTATAATCTGTTTTCCAGCCAGCTGCACCTTGAGCATTAGCTTCTGGGTGTTCTGAACCCATCAAGCGAACGAAAGTTAGTGGACTTGAATTTGCTAAATAAGCTTTAGCGGCCCATGATGCATATGCTGGACCGGTTAAGTTTCCTTCGCGCCAAATATCACCGTCAGTTGATCCACGAACAGGCTCACCGAATATTTGTACGAATTCTTCATATGAACGAACTTTTACTGGAACCATGCCTGGACCGCGACGAGCACGACCAATTACAACTGGACCAACGGCATCATTGACATTGTTTACTTGTGATTTGTCAATTTCTTTTATTTGAATTCCGGGGGAAACGAAACGATACTTATTTGCACCACTCATTATAAAATACTCCTATACAGCATGTATTTCTTAGGTAAATAGTAAGATTTATTTTCAAAAGAAACAAACCCCTATATTTTAATAATACTTCTTTTTGTCTGCATCCGTTGATTCGCCAAACATTTCTCTTTCTTTTGGTATTTTTACTTCAACAATAGTTTCAGAGGTTACTATCTTTGGCTTATCTGAATTTAGTCCCGCTCCCAACAAATAACCAAGAACATTAATTGAAAAATCACTTGTAAATAAACGATTTTCTTGTTCAAGTTTTGTTATATTTCCACCATTTTTAAACGAAGAGTCTTTTTCAAAAAAAGCTTC